TGCCATGACGGCAGAGACATCGCCAGGATTGCGCTGTAGGGCACCAACCTTGATGGCGCACGCCGTGTCCTTCCAGACGGTCAGTTCCTGGTCGTCGACGTCTTGCACGTTCTTTTTCGCGCCCGCGTAGTCCTGTTTGAGATTCGCGTCCTTGGCCGCAACGTAGGTATTGAGAGCGCCGCAGCCGGTGAGCGTCAGGCACGCCCCGGCGATGGCCGCAAGCGCCAGCAGCATGCCGATGCGGGCGAAGCCGGCCTGCGCTGCCGGCACCGGATTTGCAGGCTCGACGCTCGACGCAGGAACCTCCAAGCCGTGATCCTTGGCATATTTCGCCCAAAGCTCGCTGATGACGTTGGTCAGGAAATGCGCCACGGTAGTCAGCCAGCCAGTGATCGCGACGATGCCGACCGAGGAAAGACCCCATTTCAACTTCTCGTTGATAATGAATTCGACGACAACGACTGCGCCGGTTACGGCGGAAGTCGCTACCATCGTTTGCTTGCTTGACGATTGGTTCATGCTTACTCCGATTTAGGACGGTTAAACAGCTTCGCCAGCCATGCGGCAGAATCGGCGATGACGTTCACATTGAAACTGCGGAAATTTCCAAGATGGCCGACGAACAAGTGGCAATTGACGCCGCCCTTCTTGGCCTCGCACAGCGTCACGAAATTGCTCGGGTCTAATTCAAGGTCTGGATGCAAGTGGAAGGGTTTGATGTGATGGACTTCAAGATTGGCTTTGCCACCACATACGGCGCAGGTCGGATGTTGTGCAAGATGGCTTTTGCGCGCCGCTGGCCAAGCATTAGAACGTTTCGAACTCAGCGGATGCTTGCCTTGCGCCACCCCGATCAGATGTTGGATGATGGGCATTTGTCGGCCTCAAAAAGAAAAACCGCCAGAAGGCGGTTCGTTGAACACATTAATTTATGTGTTTCAGGTGGCGCTGAACTCGGCTTCCTCGGCCTGCCGACGGCGCAACAGCCCGGCGACGACATGGCCGCCGCACTTGTCCCAGGCCTCGAATTGCTCGGCTGCGGCGGCATAGTTCCCGGCGTTTAGGTCCTTAAGCAACGTAGAGCTGGCCAAGTTTCCCCGACCAAGGTTGTAATCGAAGTCGACCAGAGCATCGAACTCACCTTGGGTCAGCGGCACCGTCACCAGGCGATTGACGTCGTTGACGCTGTTCTGGATGTTGGCGAGCAAGTCGGCCTCGGCCTGTTCTTGCGTGATGGTCGAACCTGGCACCACGCCATGGGTATTGCCGTAGCCGTTGGTCCAGACGCCACCACCATCCTGGTAGGCCAGCAGTCGGCAACCTTCGGCGATCTTGGTCAGCGCCAGGCCGGTGCCGCTGTATTGCATGGGAGGATTCATGGCAACGTGTCCTCACTCACCGGAAACTGGCGACCGCTGCGGTATTCCTTCACCATGTGCCAGATTTTGTGGGCGATCATCAAGGCCAGATAAATAGCTGTCAGCCATTGCGCGATATTCGGGACGGGTATCCCGAACAACGTTGCGCCTAGCGTGATTACCGGAGGTGACGTTTTAGCCGCAATCGTTCCCCACGTATCGGCGGTATGCTGCTGCATGGCTTTCCTTTCTTTAGGCGTAAAAAAACCCGCTCTGAGGCGGGTGCTATACTTAAATCTCCTCAATGGGAGACAGAACATGAATAATGACTTTTCCTACGAAGAAAGCCCAATCCGCGCTTGGTATAACCGGCTTGATGGACCTACGCGGTTTTTTGTCAGAGCCGCGCTATGGACTCCAGTGGTATTGTTTGCCGGATTTATTGCCATCATCGCGTGGGTAGCATTCCCTGGCATATTCTCTATTTCACCAGGTCTAGGAATCATCATCGCGGCATGGATTTTGGCGCGCAAACGGTAATCAGCGACTTTCCGGATTTGCAGCAGTAGCAGCCCCCACATAAGGGGCTGATTTCCTTATCCCGCCATTGATGACGCCGACGTTGTTTTTTATCTTGGCCGCCATCGTTGGTTTTGGGAGGGACAGCGGAGCGCTGAGTGTGTTGGCAAGATCAGTTGCTTGTCCAGCCTCGACTCTGCCCTTGAATATATTGGCCGCGCCGCCGCCAGCCGCAATACCAAGGCCAGTTCCAACCGGGCCTCCAATAGCGGAGCCCACCATGCCACCAATTGATGGCAAGCCCGTAAGAACCCCATTTTGAATGAAGTTATATCCTTGCGCTGCTGCCCCTGGATAAGCCTTTGGCGTATTGATGATGTATCCGGCGTCATGCAAGGTCTTGATGTTTTCCAATTCTGGCTCGTTGAAAACCTGTCCTAACTTGCCTTGCAATCTTCCCAGTTCTTGGTGAAAGGCGTTTGCGTTCCACTGGGTACCGCCACTTCCTCTGCCTGCCTTGACCAGTTGATCGGCCAATTGCGCCCGAATTTCGTTGATAGCGTTTTGCGCTTGCGGATAGATTTCCTTCGGCATATTGCCGCGCAGGGTGTTGACGATCTGGCCGAATTGCGCATCTGGGAGGGATGTTATTTTTGTGGCGATATTTTCTATCGGGACTTTCCGATTTACACCATCCGGCCCTGATTCATTCAGAATTGATGCCATGCCATTCGGGTTGTCCAGCGTGTTTGCCCGCAGAGCATATAACTGGCGCGCTTGCTTGAATACATCCTGACCGGCGCTTTGCGCCACATCCATATCAAGCGCCTGTTTCAATGCGCCTATAGTTCCCGAATTTTGCGGCTTCCATACACTATTGAAATACTTTCGCAGGTTTTCCGCTGATTGCACCGTGCTGGGTGCAACCATGGCATCAGGTGAATTTCCTTGAAAACGCGCAACTTGCCTATCCACTGAACCTAATAATGCGGTTCCATCGGTCGAACTTAAAAGCGTTTCTCTGAACTCAGGGTTGCCCAACAAGCTCATGAGATTTTGTGGATTGACCGCGCCAGCAGTGCCAACAGTAGCGGCGCGCTGCTTGGCTTCAGAATACAGGTTATTGATATTCTGGTCGAACCAGTTAGACAGGCCATTAAGCGGCTGCAGTATTGCTTGGCCGCGATCAGTAGGCGTGGAATTTAACTTGCCTCCTGTACTTTGAACAATCTGGTCGCCATAATTATTCAATGCCGCCTGTTCTTTGGCAATCTGTTCGCGCATGACTTTACCACTATCATTTTGCAGTAGGCTAGTTTGATAGTCTTGCCCGGATTGGAACTTGTCGCCCGTGATGTTGCTGGGGCGGTTGGTATCCAACCCTATTTTGTTCAGGGTTGCAAATCTTACGGCTTGCTCATTCATCGGCAATGCGCCGGTTTGCGCAATGGTGACCGGCGCTTCCATGGGCGGAAGCGGATTGGATGGCTGGTCAAATTTAGCCGCCATACCTACCGTCCCGTCGGTGTTCAATTTCAGCCTTGGTTTGTTTGCCATGCTAGTGACAGCATCCGGAACAGAAGGCGACACTGGAGCATCAGAAGGTTGTAGTGTCGGCTCTACTTTTTGCGCAACGACATTCGAACCATTTGGTGGATTTAGCGAAAAATCAGTCGGCGCGCGCAGAATTTTTACTGCTGGCGCGAGTGTCATGTAAAGGTCAGGCGCGACACCACCGGCACTGCTGCCGATATTTTCCAATGGACCTACAGCGCCTGGAACATTCGCTACTTTATTCCCGACCGCCATATCGGCAACATGTCCAATTCCGCCGCCCAACGTTGACATTGCTTGCTTAGCGCCGCCTAAGATGCCACCTATCCCTTCATTGGCGATCTTGGCGGTATCGGAAGTGGGTTGATAGGTATATTTATTCTGTGTGTCTTGTACGGCGTTGGCGGCGTCTTCAAGGCTGCCGCCAGTGAGAAGTGTGCCAGCACCATGAAAACCGCCAGCAATCGTGGACCCAATTCCGCTAGCCCAATTCAAGGCTAGTTTAGCTGGGCCGGTGGCAACATCTCCGACTTGATCCACAAGAGGCTTATGTAGGAAATCTTGCGCAGCATCGATGATGCGTTGTTTTGCTGCGGCGCCTTCCGACAACTGAGGTGCTGCAATTGGCGCCTGCGAATCATGCGTCATTTGATCGACGATTGACAGAGATGATGCCGACTGTGGTGCTTGCTGGTGACCGGCATCTGCCATCATCTGAGCAAGAATATCGCTCATCAGTACGCTCCGAGATCATGCAAAGCCGCAGCCTTTTGTAGCAAAGTCGAATCTTGCGCCAATGATTTTTGCAGAAACGTTTTGGCCTGAATTGAGCCAGGAGTGTAATTTTTATATTGCCATAAACGCGGGTCAGCATTTTGGTCGAATTGAGTTTCTTTCTGCTGATAGGCAACAGGGTCGCGAGTGGCCAGAATTGGTCCAAGCAATTTTGCCTTTGCCTGCATCATCTGTTGCGCACCAATCAGGTTATCTGCCGCCTCGTGAATTGCTTGCGTCGTCATATGCGCATTTGGATTGGCGGATTCAATGATAGATCTTGCCGCATCGGTAGAACCCGTGACGGAGCCTAATTTCGCCACAATTTGATTTGCATTCTTACTCAACAGGTCATTTGCCGTCGCCTCGTCGTTCGCCCCTTGGAAACCTGCTGTTGCCAAAATATGATTGATGTAATTCAATCTATCTGCGCCACCACCAGTAGCAGCTTTATCTGCATACATTTTAATGTTTTGCAGGTTGGAGATAGTGGACTGAGCGTTGTTGTTGGCGACGTTTAGCGCAGTCCATTTCTGAGATAGTTCATCTTGCGACGCTTTGGCAGCTGTCGCCGGTCCGACTTTCGCAGATTCCGAAGCGGAGATCGCTGGCAAACCATTATCTACTGGAACAACGTGCCAATTACCGTTGACATCCATTTTGTTCATAAAGCCATCTGGAGCTGCGCCAGGTAATGTATGAATGCCATTTTGATCGGCGAAAATGGTGCCGCGCAACGAGGTCGGCGCGATGTAGTTTTCCTTGGCAAAGTGTTTGTCCATCAGATCATTGAACTCTGGCGAACCTGGCTTGTAACCGCGTTGAATCAAATCCTTGACGAAATCCGTGGGCATCTGTCCTGCCAAGGTCGGATCGTATTTCAGCGCGTTCTCGATGAAATCCTTTCCTGCCGGATTTCCGATCATAGAGAATCCCAAACCTAATGCCAGCATTTGGCGCGGGGAAACGCCCGTTCCTGCTGGTGGCTGCGTCGAGCCATATTGGGTCGTAGTATTGGACGATGCCGGAGCGATAGGTGGTTGTGCACCATTGACTGCGGGATTGCTTTTCAATGTTGCCTGCGTACGCGCAATCTCGCGCTGCAATGCCGCTATATTTTCCGGGTCTTTCTCGCCCTGTAGCTCGTTCTGTAGAATTTGAAGCCTTCCATAATCCCTCTCTGCCTGATGTTCTGGAGATATGGTTGCATTTTGTGGCATCCCACCATTTGCGGATGCGGTCGGAACTTGGGTGCCTGTGATAGGTGCGCTTTGCGTTGGGGACGCAGAAGCTGATGGCGTGACAGCCGCAGACAAAGTCGGCGCAGGTGCGGGGGAAGTTGGTACCGTAACTGCAGACGGCAGGCTGTAAGATACCCCTTGCGAAGGCGGATTTTGTGGCTGATTCGCTCCCAACACGTTATTCATCATGCCTTGCGCACGGTCAGCTTGGAACTGTGCAATCGCCATATTTTTGTGCAACTCCAAATCGGAATTGATCTTGGCAAGGTCTTCCGCATTAGCAAGCTGCTGCTGATAGCCGTATTGCTGAGTCAATGCCTGCTCGCCGGCCTGCCCAGCGCCACCCAAGGCACCGGTCGCGAGATAGCCAAACAAGCTCATTGCATGCCCCTTGCAGAGTTGATGATGCCCTGCGTGGGCGATGTTGGCGGTGTTGCTGGTGCTGCTGCCGCGCCGCTTTGCGCACCTTGACTCCCCTGCTGCTGGTCGGCCTGCGCCATGCCGTGGGCAATGACGGTATGCATCTGCTGCTGGCTGATACCCATTAGTTGCAGTACGTACATGCCTACGTCTTGCGTAGCCTGCGCGATCAGTTGCGGGTTAATCTGCAGGCCATTCAGCTTGGACAAATAATCCAGACCTTCGCACATGAATACGGTGGCCGCTGGCACCATGACTTGCACTGGCATTGTGCCGCGCGATTGCTTGTACAGTTCTCCGACAAGTTTGGCCGCACCTTCGGCCACGTTGTTGGCGGGATTGCCCGGCTTAGTCAGTTGCGTCACCATTAACTGGTGCGATTGCGGCGAATACATGATGGACAGGCCAGCGGTCACCGTGCGCTGGAAGGCTTGCGCCAGTTGCGGAGGCACCTTCTGCTGAATGGCGTTCTCGATCTGTTCGAGTTGCGGATTGGTGGTTTTGCCGAGCATGTTAGGTTCCCGTGCGTTTCGAGTTGATGATGCCGGCCGGCTTGACTTGCTGGTTCTGGTAATTCAGCTTTTGCTGGTTTTGTGCAAGCTGCTCTTCGCCCAATTGTTTCTGTTGCGAGGCTTGATAGGCTTGTCCGAGTCCACCCAATGCGCCCATGCCGACCTGACCAAATAAATGAGCAGCACCAGCATTGTTATTAGCCCAGTTCGTCAGGCCGGAGAAGAATCCGCCGCTGCCGCTGTTCGCGGGCGGTAGCCCGCTAGGCAGATTCATATGCGATAGATTGTCTGTCACGCCACCGGCAGGTTGAACGGGAGGAAGTGTAGTTTGGGTCGCCAAATTGGCACTGTCACCCGCGCCTTGGGCGGTCGTAATGTTCAGATTGGGATTGGCTGCCGCATTTGCTGCAGTGGGATTGATGGCTGTTTGGGCGGCCGTCGCTGCTGGAACTGGTGCCGCCGCACTCGCCGCAGTTTGCGTGCCGCCAGCGTTGGCAATGTTGCTGGCCGCATCTGAACTGGGAACGGTTTGCGCGACGGTTCCTGTTTGTCCTGTAATTGCACCCGTGGCTGCTGGATTGGCGCCCTGCGCAATTTGCGAATTGACCAAGCCATTTCCCGTTCCATTCGCTGGAGGCAACTGAGTAACATCGCCTGCTGGCGGTGTTGGAACGGGATTTGTGACGCCATCGGCAGTAAGAGCACTGGCATTGGCCGCTTCAAAACCATTGTTGGCTGCTGTGGCGCCGTAAGCAGCGTTATCTGCTGCCACACTATTAAATGCTTGGTCAAGTCCGCCATTGGCATTGACTGAATTGTCGAAATTTTGCAAATCCTGATAATCTCCCGCTGTATTCGCTGCGTCTGTCGCCGCATTGACCCCACTTTCTGCAAGCGAACCAACACCACCGGCCAATCCCATCACGGCACCGACCTTAACCATGGTCTGATTGCCAGTCACTGCTCCTACCACACTGGTAATGGTGCCGACTGTCGCTACAGCGGTTGCTACCTCGGCAGCAGTTGCTGTACCTTCTACGACTGCCGCTATCGCACTAAAACCCATGATTACCCCTCACAATAATTTTGCGGCCATGACTTCTTCTTCGACATAGCCGAGTCGATTCAATATCTTGCGGAAAACCGTGTCCATCTTGGCGTGCCAGACGATCTTGCGGACGCCTTGCGTCTTCAGTTCGCGTTCCGAATACTTGATGAGTTTTATGCCAGTCATGCCTTTGCGGTAATCGGGATGCAGGAACAGCACATCGTTTTGCGCGATCAGCGTTTCAGCATAGTGCAAGTGCGGCTGCACGATAAAGGCACTGTAGCCGACTAGTTGACCGTCGTCGCGTGCCGTGAACAGGGCGATCAATCCGGCTTTTTCCAGCGCGGCGTATTTTTCCCAAATCGGATTTAACGAGACAACTTCCTTGTTTCTGGTCAATTCCTGATAATGCAGCTTCAGCAGTTCCTGGCAATCGCCCATGAAGTCGTAGACGATTTCACGCTGGAAGGAAATCATCGGCGGATTAGGCGTGTTGTGCCAGTTCCAGTGTCGGTTCCTGTGCCAGCGACTGTGCCAGCCGATGGATCAGTCTGATTGAACTGCAGCAGGTTGGAAACATCCGGAACATGGGACGATGCGGTAATCGTCTGAACCGCTTGCACGTAGGCGTTATAAGCGGACAATTCAAGATTATATTTTCCTTGCGCATCGGTATTCAATTGCGCAATCGTATTCAATGCAGACTGATAATTTGCCCCCGCATTCGCTACACTGCTAGACGATTGAATCATCGCATTGGTCTGTGCCTGCAGTGTTGCAATCGCTTGTTGCGTCTGGTTGCTGGCGGCGTTCGTGGCAATGCTGGTGTTCGCGGCAGTAAGGGCGTCCTGGATCGAGGTTTCCGCGTTCAGTTGCTGGCCGGTCAGCGTGTTTTGCGCGGTCTGGTTCGCTATTGCAAACTGATTCGCTGTGTTGGCATTCGTCGCCGCTGCGTTTTCGTAGGTATTGGCGTCCTGCTCGGCAATCGGCAATGCGGCGTTGTAAGCAGCAGCATCGCCAGCGGTGATCGCCATGCTCGAATTAGCCAATCCACTTGCGTTGGCTTGTTCCAGCGCATGCGCCCTAGCCTGTTGCATCAACGGCGAGTTTGGGTCATCGATATTTGCCAATTGACCCTGTACGGTTTGGTAAGGACCGACATTGAGCTGAGTCGGATTCCCTAATTGCGCGGCATTGGTCGGGATCGAAGCGGGAATACCGCTTGGCGTGCCGCCCTTCGCCAGCATCGCACCTTCTGCTGCCATGTCGGAACCCTGTGCACCGCCCATAATGGCGTTGTTCAGTTCCGTTAACGTCATGTTTGGATTTTGCGCGGCGACGTTTTCCCAATACTGGAGTCCAGCCTGATCCGGCATTCTGCCAAAGTCTTCCTCATAGTTCACTGCGATTTGATTCGCAGCATTTACGGCTGACACTGGCGTCATATTACCGCCTGGCGGCGTCGTTGCTGGTGGGGTAGTGGCGGGTGGCGTGGTGGGTTGTGTCGCTGGCGGCGTGGCCGGAGGCGTAGTAGGTGGAGTCGCAGGCGGCGGCGTTGTGGTGTTAGCTGGTGGCGTGGTTGTGCCATCCGTGTTGCCGGTATCGACTTGCCTGAGTTGCCTCTTGCTATTGACAATGCCAGCCGAAGACGCAGGCGCACTTGTCGACGTGGAATTGCTTGATTGAGTCTGAGAGCCTGCAGCATTATTCACACTCGGCTGCGGCGTAGCGCCAGAGTTCAACTGGTTCAGGTAATAGGCGGCGCTGGAAGTCGGGTTAGCCGTCGCATCCTGCAATGCGGTCGGCGCATTCGAAATCGTGCTGGGCGCGGGCGTAGGAGTGGCAGGATTGACCGTCGCACTCGATGCTTGCTGACTCGACTGCGCAGCGTTCGGATCGTTTTGATTGATCGCGCTGTTGATGATGCCGGTAGTCGCTACCATGAATGCGCCTTAAGGAATGGTTGCCGTGGCGGTAGGCCACGTAGCCGAGCCACCGTTTTGAATGGTTTGAAGTGTCACGTCAAGCGCATAGATGTAATTGCCGACCGCTGCTGCAATGGCGGTAATCTGCGCTGGATTCACGGCGACAAAATTTCCGGATATGCTTGGGTACTGCATCGTCGCCCCACCGCCTGGAAGGCCGAGTCCTGCGCTGATCTTGGTAACAATGGCAGCGAGTTTGTTCTCCGAGTTTGTATCGACGCCATAAATTGAATTCAATGCGGGCGTGCTGGTCGATGTGATGGATAGTCCAGCAGAAATAGCCGCAAGATATGTTGCTTGAGCAGATTGAATTGCGCTTTGCTGAGATTGCCATTGTCCAATATTGAATCCAGCAATCCATGCCTGAGCAGCTTGCTCTTGCGCCAAGGTCGCCGCTGGAGTTGGCGTGAATGCCCAGGTTGTCGTGTCGGAGAATGAGCCAAGCGATACGCCAACTATGGGGCACAGAGCAGCGATCTGATCGTGAACGTATTGTGTTGGGTCTTGCATAGATTACATCTCCAACGAAGCGGTTAAGAACATCGCTGGGGAGCTATCATCATAGTTCTTTCCGTAGAACGTTGATGTGGTCGTTTTCGAATATTCCATGGCCTGCAAATAATGGAACCCAAGCTGTGGGTTGAACGACATCATGCCGGTCGATATAGACATGAATTGCGCACCAGCGCCGGTGTTATTCATGGCTGCACTGAAGTTCGGCGTTGCCGACGTGCTGTCCAAGTTCACACCGATATGCGGGCCAGACGAATATCCTGTGCAAGTTTCCGTGTATGAGCAATTTACGAAGGACTGCTGCAATCCATCGACAAAACTTATTCTGTTGCTGTTGCTGTTATCTGCCGAGCGCCAAGTTGGTGTTGCGTAGGTCCAGCTGGTCGTGCTGTCTTGGCATGATGTGTCGACGCGCACGCGGTTGTAGGCGTTGTATAGGGCCAGCATGTTGTTAGTCCCACCCGTTGCAGCGGTCGGCGCGAACTGCATGGCTGTCTGCCCATTTGCAGTCGCGTACATCGTGCCGACGTAGGTAGCCTGGTTTGCTGCTACTGTTACTGTGGTCGAGGTTGCGTCGATCTTGGCGGTGATCTGAACGGCATTGGTCCATACGCCATTCAACAATTGCAGTTGCGTGGTTCCAGCACCAGTGCCGCGCGATGTCGTGCTTGACCAAGCCGGGCCAGTGCAAAGTGTCGGTGTTCCGCTGTTTAGGAATACGAACAGGTCGTAGAGGTTTCCGGATTGCTGATAGCCAGTATGTCCGCTGTTACTATCAAGTGCCAACGTTAGTTGGCTGAACAAATTTGAACTTAGGTATGTGCCGTTATAAATCGGAATTCCGTTGCCACGATAAGGCGCATAGTAAATGCTGGTTGCTGCCGTGATGTCGGAAGGCATTACTGGCGTGTTGCTGGTTAGCGTCAACCTTCCCTGCGGTTCTGGTGTTGCCGAGAAACCCCATGAAGAGGTCGTGCCATTTGTGGTTAAATTTTTACCGCCATTCCCTGCTTGGTTTGGTAACTGGCCCGCTGCCCCTTGGGCCGCGAAGAAAGCTGCGAGTTGTTGGACAAATGCGGTATTCGCCAGTTTAGTTGAATTGTCCGAAACAGCTTGAGTCGCGCACGACAGCGTCGTCATGCATTGCCAGGTAGCCGTCGTCGCGTTGTAGATGAATGCGGCAACCTTCCCGGCGATCAAGTCGCCAGGGTTCAAGGCCGTTCCATCGGCGTGCGTGATGGTGACCGCACCAAGTCCATTTGCGTTGATGGTCGGCGTCGTCGAGGTCGTTGTGTTGGCGATCTTGGCAATCAGCACCAATCCATCGGTATAGGACGTGATGGCAGAATTGATCGACACCACAATTGAATTCACGGTGCCGGTATCCACTGCATACGCCGATACTGGGAGCAGTCCGAATGCCGCTTGAATCAGCGAAAATTCACTGCGTATGGCCGCTGACGTTCCCCTGGTCTGCGCAAGAGGATTGCCGGTAACCGTATAAAACGGATTGGTCATGCCTTATCTTTCGAGTCGTTGAGGCGAATAGATCAAGGTCAGCCCTTGGAACGTATGGGGCTGAAACTGGGCATAGTTGCTATACAAGAGGAAGGAAATGTTCTTCTCAGTCCCTTGCAGGGAAATCTGCGGCGTGCCAACGACCTGCGAATCCCAGGTAAATTGGTCCCAGGTGAACTGATCCCAATAGCCGGATGCGCCGCCAAGCGAAGTGTCCGGCACCGGCGCGGATGGCTGTACATTTGGATCGCCATACCCTAGGTCGTAGGAAAAATTCACCTGCGCGTAGGCGTTGACATAGCCCTCGAACACGGCACGCCGGTAACGCTTGCGCACACGCGGCGATTTGCTATGGTTGAATGGCAGTCTGAGCCATGCCTCGATCGGATTGCCGTCAAGGCTGGTTCCCACGTTGTCCTGATACACAAAGCCATTGTCAGAGCCGAAGTAAGTTACTTCCTGTCCCGCAGCATTTGTATCCGTGCAGATACAGCGCACGTTCAAGCCGTAATTGAGCGGCATGATGCCGTTCGGTGTCTGTCCGGTCAGCCCAACAGCTAACCCAGTGCCATCGGAAAAATACACGCGGTACTGGTTTTTCTGATGCAGCGAGGTCGAGGAAATCGCCAAGCCCTGCTTCTTGTTAATCAGCGTCTGGATTTCGTGGCTCACCGAGTTGTAATCGAAGTCGCCGAACGTCAGTGTCGAGATGACGGTCTGAATGCCGCGCGAGGTCCATCCATAGGTGTCATTGCTGACCGTCTGCATGGTGAAAGGCGAAAATCCCATATCCCAGATCGAGGTAATGAGATTGAAATTCGCCACCGATGAGCCATACAGCGTGAACATGTGGCCCGTGGAGAAGATCGCCATGGTTGAGCCGGTCACGTAAGTGCCGCCTTGCGGAACAAAACCTGTAATCAGGTCGCCGACGCCGATCACCCCCGCGCTCTGGTTCGCATCATAGTTGTAGGGGTTGGCAATACTGCTGACATTCAGGTTTCCGCCTTGGGCCAGAAACAGCATCTCCTTGAAATTGATGACATGTGCAGGCGTGTCTACCGTTGCTCCGGTATGAATCGGCACATAATTCGCGCCGTCGAACTCGAAGGCTGGATTGACGCCATCCACGCCATACATCTTGTAACCGGTGGCCGAACCGCTGAAATTGATGTTACAGAACTCCATCTGACCACCTGGCAAGCGGGTAATCTGCACCGCTGCCGAAGCTGTCGTCGCCAACAACAGGTTGCCGACGCTCAGAATCTCGCCACTCTGGAATGTGCCTGTCTGCGAGGCGATCACCAGCGTGCCGACTAGGTTTGTCGTCCACGATCCAGTCATCAGCAACGATGCCGCTACCGTCGCAGTCGCGCCCGAAGTCACGCCGGTAATCGTATTGCCCGCGTAGATGTTGTTACCCATCGCGGTACAAGTGATCGTGCCGGAACCGGCACCCGTCACGTTGATCGGCGTGCCGCCAAGTGTTGCGGCGATCTCGAACGTGTTGGCGGTAATCGTCGGAACGAGGTAATACGTGAAGTTCGCGGCAATCCCGGTCGGCAGCGTACCGCCAGCAGAGATAGAGAATTGCACCGGCTGTCCCGCTGCCATGCCATGCGCGGTGTCCGTCACGACCGTTGGTGACGCCGTGGTCATGGTCACTGTGGCCGACTTGACCAGCGTGGTGAGCTTGATTTCCAAGCCGAAATTGACTTGTGACCATCCGGTCGAGGTGGCCTTGTACATCAAGGCCGCCGTCGCCCCGATGTTATCGCGAAAGGCGTACACGTTGCCGTTGTAATACTTGACGCCACGCACCGAGCCCGAACCGGGAACCGCCGATATGCTAGTGCGCAGATCGTTCGCCGCCAGGAGCGTGTAATTGGCGTCATCCAGCGGAAGCAATGCGCCATTCTGCTGCGCGGTGCCGGTAGTGACAGCCTGCACCCCGCTATCAGTCAAGTTCTCGCCAGATACGAATACCCCGGATAAACGCCCTACTACTAGGTAATTCTGTGCAACTTCACCAACCACGCCAACATATATCGCCAGCACCTTGGCGGTTGCGCCTGAAGTTGCTCCGGTAACCGTATCGCCGATGTTGATCGTGCCGCTTATCGTCGCCGGCAAAATCCAATAGCTAGCCGTGCTTGGCGATTGATGGCCGTCGAAGCGCTCGAACCCGTAGATGCGCGCATAGCCACCGGTAATGACCGGCTCGTAGTTCTGCGCATCGAAGCACTTGCCAGGGTCTAAGGCAATCGGCGGCGTCATCAAATCCAAACCGCCCTTGAATGGGAAGAACTCGGTCTTTATGTCGCTCATGCCAATTGCGGCCCGTAGCTGGGTGTCGGCAATTGGTTCAAATCGAGCCGGTACAGCATGGTCTTGTATTCCTGTTTGGCCCGAGCGATGCACTCCTGTGCGCCTTCATACAGCCCATAATGCTCAAGCGCTTTCCACACAATCATCTTGTGGTACTGAACCGGAAGGGTGGGAACGTCGGTGTCGTTGACCAGTTGCGTGGCTACCTTGTAATACTCGCCATCGATGGTGTAGCCGAACAGATCAGGAGGACCGCCCAATACGATGTTTTTCTGCGGATCGATGGAATACAGAGAGGGCCGCATGTAATTGGTACGGGCCGAGCCGTACATGTACAGGTTGCGGAACTCGTCGTAAGTCGCAAACGGCAAAATCATCTCGTTCGAATAACCGATCGACGTGGTGTAAATCCGCAGCGAGTCTTTTTTCCAGTCGCCGAACAAGGTCAGCCCTACGTCTGTGATTGGGTTGTAGCTCTGCTGATTGGTGACGGTATTGGTCTGGAAAGAGAACGGAAAACGCAGCCAATTCCAGTCCGTGTGAATCTGCTGCACATCCATCCATGCGGCATTGATCCAGTTGACCAGGCGCAGTTGCTCGCCGGTCACGCCAACCGTTGTGGTCAGATCAGACCCGCTTACGCCAGCCTCTTGCCGCAGCTGGTTCACCAATTGCAGGAACGTTGACATCAGGCGGCGTTAGGCCGGTTCAGCCTTGATCGCGGCCAGCCAAGCGCGACCTTTCGGATGTGGGTCTTCCAATACCGAAAAAGGGAGCGCAAAGGCTGTGCGTCCCTTGGGGATATTGGTGCTTTCCGGATTTTCCATGTTCGGCGTTTGCGGCGTGAACTTGGTTTCCTTGCAGCGCGCCAGAACTTCAACGAACATCCTGCGCATCTTGATCGGCGTATCACGCAACCAACCTTGGGAAATTCCGTTGACCGACAATATGCCATCTGGAGGGGCGCTGTCATCGCCGGTACTGGGAATTTCGACGGTCAGGATTTGGTTCATGAAGGCTTCTTCGCCGATGATGGCATCGAAGTCTTTTTCCTGCGTGACGACCGGGTCGAGATTCTGGCCCTGGTCGACGATTTGATTCCCAATCACAATGTCATTGGGCTTGGCGTTTTTCGGTTTCGGAACTCCGCGCGGCATGATTTCTCCTTGAGAATAAAAAAAGGGCGCCGAAGCGCCCGTTGGTTGGAAGATAATTGCGATTAGGAGGTCTGCGGTACTTGCGGCAACCCAAGGCCAACGTCCTGCTGCGTCGAGGTCACGCCGGTCGCATTCCAGTTATCCGACGAGCCGGGGATGAAGCCGGTGCCGGCGTAGGTGGAACCGATCGTGACGACGGTATAAGCGAACGGCGTCAGCGAGTCCGGCAGACTCGGGAATTGCGGCGGTGCTGTGAAGTTGCCGTTCGAGTCAATGTTGGTGCCAATAGCACCCGATGGCAGCGACGGCGGCAGCGGACCCTGTGCAAGGCCAACTGTGCCGGCTGCGTTCACAGTCCAGACGTAGCAGCAGCCTTGACTGATCTGCAGCGCCTTGAACGCCTTACCCGTAACGGCATCAGTGGTCGGAGTAGTTGCACCAGCCGCACCTGCTACATAGTATTGCTTGCCTTGATTGCAGTAAGTCAAGTTTTGGGTGGTGTAGGTCTTGGCCGCAGTTGCCGCCACACCAGTCAGATTGGCAGTCGCGCCACCAGCACGCGAGAATACGGCGTTCGCCGCTTGAAGATCGTAGCTCATTGTCGCACTCCTTGATTAGTAGTTGGTCGCGCCGCACTCGATGCGCAACATCCAGGCATCGTTGAGACGGACGGCGTTGAACCAGGTCGAGGCACCGACATAGCCGAACATGCCGAGTGGGTTGGCGTGGTTGATGTTGTTGGCCTTGAGGACGGTTGGCGTGATTGCGCTCATTCCTTTCAGTGCGACCTGACCCCATGCCTTAGCGGCAACTACGAGGTAGGGATAAACGTCCACGTTGGAACCGCCGACCGAGACCATGCCGTTCAAAGTGGCCGAACCAGCCGCGAGGAAAGGCACAAACAATGGCGAAGGAATGAACCGGAATTCTTCACATGTGCCCAATTCACGCGCATGCACTGGTTTCGCTTGGCCGTATTTCGCCACAGGCGTGAAATCAGGCAGATTACGGACATCTGCATTGCAATCCGTGTGGTGGAATACGAGGAAGCCAGGTTCCACTGGGATGGTAGCGAAATTCACCGACGGCGATAGCTTTTCGGTGATGCGCTTGCCTCGGTTCGATTCGAGAATGCGCGCCGCCAAGCGGAGTTTGCCAATGCCGAGAGGAGTGTTCACACTGGAGCGGCTAGAACCGTTGGAATACACCACTTGGGTGCCAGCCTTGAGTTGACCATAACGAACCAGTTCGAGAATTTCACCCATTGTCTCGCCGGTAATGGTCACCATTTCCTCGGAGAGATTGTCTTCGTACAGCAGCTCAGTCTTGCTGGTGATTTTGAACAGAATGCCGAAGTTTTGCAGCGTGACGGAGACGTCTTGAGCGCCAACGGTATTGGCGTTCGGCGTCACACCTTCCGACAGGACGAAGCTGTTAGCCGTGATTTGCGGCGTGCCAACGTATTGGTTAGAGCCAATCCCCGACCCTGTGCTGACTGCGCCGAACGGCAAGATGCGGCGAAACACGAGGGTATCGGTATTGTTCTTCGGCATCTCGCGTTGCTCGCCGAAGTCGCCCAATACGATGATGGGTTGAGCATGTTCCAACATGCCCTGCGCAGCACGGATTAGGTTCCGTGACGCGACTGTGGTATAGCCTTGTGCAGACATTTTATGACCTCATAAAGAAATGGTTAGTAGCCCCGCGCACGTTTTTGTTCGCGCTTTCTCGCTTCGTGTTCCCAAAACTCTTTCTCAGTCATGTCGCTTTCGGCTTTGACTGGAGGAGGTTTGGCGCCACGCTTCGGCGCTCCCGTTGCAGCTTGCAGAGTTTGTTGACGCTGTTGCGCCAGATTGGTTGCTTGGTTGGTTTGAGTCTTGGAGGATTCGAAGGCGCGCAGCAGTTTGGCGGCGTCACGCGGGTTGTCGGAGGAACCGAGTGCCTGAACTTCAGGGGCCTGATTCTTGATCCATTCCGCGTAGGCTGGTGAATTGATCTCCTGTATCCAATCCCCACTTCCAACAATGGAGTCGAGATGGGCACCGATCAATTCGGTCCTGACTTGCCCAGTTCGTTCTTCGACGATCTTGTCGATCGCCGCTTGGTCGAACTGTTGTACTTGTTGAGCCAGATGCATTTGAATGCGTGCATCCATGCCTTTCTCAGTCGCCTCCGCCCAATCAGGGTGTTGGCGTTTGAGTGCTGCCCATTCAGCAGGGTCTTGTATGGCTTGGGCTACCTGGGCCTGAGTCGGAGCATTTTTAACATCGCCAGTGGCAGCCTTGGCTGCGGCCAGCAATTGTTTAAGCTCTTGCTCATTCCTACGTAATCCGCCTACGTGACCGGCCAAGGTGTTATAGCCTGCCTCGAATTTTTCGAGCCTTGCCATAACATCTTTTTGAAACGCTGCTTGAGGGTCGTCTTGTTGATCGCCTTTGACTTCGGTCTTGGCTTCCGGTTTCGGTTCTGCCAGTGGCTTTTTAGCGGCCGGCGTTTCCCCATTTCCTTCTGCTTGGACTTCGTTCCATAGAGCGGTGTTTTGCTCAAGTATTTGTTCAGGCGTCAAAACCTCTTCGCTCATAAAACCTCGCTGGCAAATTAAACAGTGACAAGTGGGACTACTCCGGCCTGTCGTTACTTGCTAGGGCCGCCGCTTGCTGCGGCAGTGCTAACAATTCTTTGTATGCGGCGATCTTTCCCCGCATGTATTGGGTTTCGTCGTGATCTTTGGATGGCGCTTCCAGGCGCGTTCTTTCGATCTCGCGCAGCTTTTCTAGGTGGCGAGAAAACTCTTTCCAAAACTCAGACTGAAAATTGAAATTCATGGGCAATAAAAAACCGCCTCGAGGGCGGTCTTTGTGAAATTGGTTTTGGTTAGTCTAAAATTCACATTCGCGTTTTTCGTCGCGCGAAGGTGATGTATTCCTCTGGCAGCGTCGGTGCGCCGCCGTTGAGAAAGCCAGTCGTGAAATTGAGCGGCTGACTATTCAGAAATGCAGAAGCGGCAAAGGGCCCAAGATTGGCCGCCGTGAAATTCATAGCCTGATCGTTCAGCATGAGGCCAAGATTTGGCACGATGTTCGCTGGCGTCATCGCAATATTTATTCCACTTAGTCCGACTGTCCAAGACGGCATTACCGAACCTTGCGTGAAACTTAGGTTTTGCGCACTCGGATTGATTACCAATCCCATGGCAACAGATGCCTGCGTGAAATTTGACGCAGTACCAGTCAGATTCATTCCGAAATTCGGCGCGACTGTGCCCTGCGTGAAGGTCGGCGTCGAGCCGCTTAATGTCAGAGCGGTTCCTTCTGAAACGTTCGCTTGTGTGAAGGTGAAGCCTTGGCCGCTTAGGTTAACGGTGACACCCCCTCCTGAGATATATTCCCAAGCGCCTATCGTTGGCGTACTTGAACTACGTGTCTGGTTAATAATGTCCAGACCGCCCGTATAGCTCGACTCAGGCGTACCAGCATTGATCAAGTCGGCGCCTGACTTGACTCTAAAATCACGCGATGAGGAGTTTGAGTTATTGACGAACTGGTTTGCGTAGGTCTTGCTTTTTAACGAATGCGAACCTGGCGCTGTTGTGTCGCCTGAACAGTTATAGTCGCTGGAACCCGATGTACCCGACTTGAATGCTGTCCCAAACCCCATCGAGACGCAATCAAGATAGAGCGGGGAATCATAGTTACCGCGGAATCCGTAGTTGTTTGCAGACCCTACCTGAACGCTGGTGATCGCCACAAAGATCGAGTTCGACCCTTGCGAAATACAACCTGTACCACCAGCATTATTCAGCGCAAGGCAGTTGACTGCGGTTGCGCCAGTGAGGCTTATCGCCCCACTACCGCTGCTCGTAAAGCTACTCTCGCAGACCAGGTTCTCAAAGACAGAATGCGTAGCCGTTCCGGTCTGGGAAATGGCTGCCTGCGTCTGACCGCCATCAGAAATTTGTAGCCCCTGCACCGTGACATAATCGGTGGATACCGCAATGACTGCACTTCCTGACCCGGTACTCGTGGCGCGCAACCCCACGCCATACGATTGGTTGTATTGAAGCTTGTTAGTGGTCTTGTTGGCGTTATCGTAAAACGACTGCCCGCTTCCGCAATTGATCGTGATCGTGTGGCTGGCGTCCGTCGTGAAACCAGAAACATTCCCAAGAGGTGGAGTGCCTGTGAACTCACTATCGTTATATAGTTGAATAACGTAGTTATTACCATCCGTTACAAGGTTAGATGGAATCGAAGCAATTGCCGCCGACAGGGTGGAATACTGTCGACTCGACGTACCAACCGTCTTAGTGACAGTGCCCATTACGCCACCTTGGTTGTCGCGCCAATCACGTCAGTGGACTGCATAGAAATAATCGGCGCGGTTCGTGCTCCAGAAAACTGTGAGGAATTCGGGAGCGCCGACAAGTTCAGAAGGTATGCTTTACGTGGATAAGTTTTTCCATGCACCATCAGTTCTCCGAGTATGTATCCCATCTGCAGTATCTCGGCGTGCGTTCCCAAGATAGGAGCGCTAATGATGCGCCAGTTTGCGTTTGCGAGTTCTTCAGAACCCCATCCCCACCCGTCTGGCTGGACGGTGATAACTTCTCCAGCCTTGATTGCGTCTATGGCGGTGCCGTTGTCTACGATGGCGACCAGCAGTTCCATTTCAATACCCGTATGCAGATACCAATGTGTCGCCACCGTTGGCTGTCCAGAACGAGGCGAGGTTGGAAGTCCATACTTGTGTATAGTCAGAGTAAGCTGGCGTTGTGCCAGTCCCAGTCCATGTCGTGGTGTAACCAGGGAGATTGGCGAACGACCCGGCAATGTAGGGAACCCCCAAGAACGTTGCAACCCCTTCAAGGGTAGCTTCGTTCGAGATCAAGTCTTCGAATTTCACTACATAGGTACTCGGATCTGTAAGCCAGCCGAGATAACTATCCGCTACCTGGAGCAATGTTCCATCGGGAGTAGGAATGCCGATTGCGGCCATGATCGTGCCCTCTGTTACCGACATCCAGTTGTAACGCATCCAGCTTATCAGCGTATTTCGCGGGTCCCGTTTGATAAAGACGTGCTTCGTGGTTCCGTTGGGGAGCGTTTGTCCATATGGTATATGGCTAACATCTGGTACAGGTTGTCCAAGTAGCTGCACAGCCTTCAACAGTGCATGGGTCCCTGACTTCGGGCATCCATTTACGCAAATCGTCATTAATTAAGCTGAATCAGCGCAGTGGTACTACCATTTGTCGGCATCGTCAACGTCAACGTGCCAGCAGTAATCGTCTGCGCGCCGAATGTCCAAGAGCCGATAGCATGGTTGCTGTTGGTTGTGTCGTACAGCAAGACCGTATCGAAAGCGGTGGTTAGGGTCACGTTGGTGTAGACGATGTTCGCGCCTGGTTGCCAATAGGCGGTCGTACCGGAAGTTGCAACCGTCCCAGCCGTAGTTGCAACTCCACCAGCAGAATAGTTTGGCCCGCTAACTTCGTTGGTCGCAGAGTAGGCGGTAGTCGAACCGCTGATCGATGCGGTCGTCACATACAGCGCGGCCTTGATCGTGTCGCTGTTCAGGTTGCAAGTCTTGGTCAGAATGTCCGACTTGAACTGCACCGAGATGGCTTGCGAGTTAGCCATTCATTCCCCCTTGTGCAGCACCTACGATGTTAGGTTTTAGCTTGATGTCCACATCGCGGCGCACCAGTTCACCATCTAGGTAATATTCGGTAGCAGTGATAATTCCCTGCGGATGGTCCTGCACGAAGACCTTATCTGTCAGTCTGTCGCGCTTGACCATACCTTTGGTGGTGTAAATCTTGCCGCGATGGATGATGTTGGCGAGGCACCATTCTTTTACTTGGCCCCACTTCATCATGCGCCCATCATTTTCTGTACCGTGGCGCGGGCGGCGTCGATCTTTGCATTGAGTGAATCGAGCGTTGATTGCGCGGTCTCGCATTGGCCTAGCAGCGATTTTGCTTTCGCGTTCAGATCGTCGATTTCAGCTTGGGCGGTCACAACGGCCTTTGCGTGGTGTTCCGCATGTTGACGTTCAATGTCCGCAACATCACTTGCAGCCTTGGCCCGATGCGCATCGGCCTGCGCCCGCATCTCGGCCAGCATTTTCTCTGCTGTCATGCTGGCTTCCTTGGTTTTTTCATCGAAATTGCGCTGCGCTTGTTGCTCCAACTCGTCGCAACTTTTCTTGATTGCTGCGGTGTCTTGTTTGATCTTGCTCAATTCAGCTTTCGCCGCGATGGTTTCCTCTTTCAGGATTTCCTTCTGAGCGGAAAGTTCATCGAAATGCGTTTGCAGGCTGTCGAATTGGCTCAACATGTCAGCAGCATCGGCCAATCCTTGGAACATCACCTGGAAGCGCGCGATAGCTTCTTTGCCATTGGTAAAAACGCTCATGGTTAGCTCCAGGATTTCGGGGACAAGGCGCGGCCGCATAGCGTGACTGTGACAGCCGTACCTGAACCGCCAGCAGTGATGGCGCGCAGGTAATAGGTCATCTCCAATACCTGCTTCAAGCCGGCACTGGTGAAAGTCAGTGCCACACTGCCGGGGTCGCGCAAGGTTTCCCAGTTCACGCCATCGTTTGAGCCTTGAATCGTGACAGTAGCGCCGCCAAACGTGCCCTCAATCTGGATGGACTTGTCTGAAAAATCGGTCATGGTGACCGCGACGCCGGTATCGGCATTACCAAGCGCCCATTGCGCGGTGAAAACGGAATTAGCACCCTGCGGTGTTCGGTTCACTGTCGGATTGATGATCGCCATTTACATCCCTATCTGCGGTTGTGCGGTGGGCACGTTTGTGCCAGTCGGCATAGTAGGTTGAGAGAGAGACTGATTGATCACTGCCATATGGGCGTCGTGATCACGGCCCTTAGCTGCTTCCAATGCTTCATGGGCGCGGTCCATATTTTTCTGGCGCGAGTTTTCTGACGCAATCAATGCGTCCTGCTGCATTTTTGCTTGATCCAACTGTTGGTCGCGGGTTGCGATGTCTTGCTCGGTCTGCTGTTCACGCTGCGCTTTGTCTTGCGCCAGCTTTTGATCTGACGCAGTCTTGATTTGCGCTACTTGCAGTGCGGTTTGTGCACGGAGCTGCTCAGGCGAAGGTGCGGGTGGCTGCGCCGCCTGTTTCGCAATCTCGGCGTCCGTCTTGAGGATGTCGGTCGGGTCGATATGCTGCTGTTTCAGCACAGCCTTATACAAATCAGGCCAGTTGACCAATGGGCCGATGACCGGATTTCCTGCGTACTGAAGCTGCTGCAACAGAGCCTGCGTGGCAGAGTCCCTGACCAGCAAGACCGATGTTCCCCGTGCATCGACTTGGAAGTCGCCCTTGCATTCATCCTTCGCGCCGTAGGCCATGTACCAGTCGTAATAACGACGGATATGCGGACGCGTCACCATGTCGTCGAACTGTTTGACCATGCGGCCTAGCACGACATTGGAAGAGTTCATCAGGAGCGTCATGCCGCCGACCGTATCGGGAGCGGTGCCCTTCTCCCCCTGGGCTAATTCCGGCACCATCGTCTCGGCATCGATGAATTCCTGTGCCATCTTGATGATGGTTTGCAGTTCTTCGATGTGAGAGTCAATGTTGAACGTGGAAAACACGTCTCTAACATTTGCGTCCGGAGAAATCTTAGCCCACAACTTGCGGGCGCTGATTTCCCACCGGCCGTCCATCGGCACGATGGCCTGTGTATCCAACACCACTTGCGGGCCGACACACACGGAGGCGTTATCCATCACTTGGCGCCAAGCAGCATTCAATACCCGCTGCGCAGCACGGCACAGACGCGGAACACCGTATCCCCACGGCGTTCCTTCGACCTTTTCCCAGACCATGAAGTCGTAGGGCAAGTCGCCGGTCTCAATCGGATTGAGATAACCCTTGATGACCGTTTCATTGACAATAATGACGCAGCCGGAAATGGATTCTGTCAGGCCGTCAGGAACATTCACGCCACAGGCGCGTAAATCTTCCGGCAGGAACTCACCCCAGTATTCCCATAGCTGGAAATGGTCTTTACCTAGCGGGACTTTTCCTTCTGATTGTTCCTTGACGTTACGCTCAGATACATCCGGAACTGCGGTCGGCCCCTGTTCAAGAACAAGGCTGATCTGCTCTTTCAGATAGCCTGGTTGCTTCGTCAATTCCCGCAGTTGACGGGAAGTGACCATGCGTTTTTCGAAGATGCCTATGCCATCATGCACATCCTCGCCACATCCTGGGTCTGGGTACACGTCCCACGGGTCAACCCGTTCGCTGGCGGGAGATTTTTCTTCCTCGATCTCCAGTTTCCAGACGTTCGTGCCGTCGATCTTCTTGTAGGCCTTCTTGACGCGGTTGACGACAATCGGGCCTTTGACAACGCCAGTTCCCAACATCGCCGCGTCGTGCAGCATCTTGCGCAGTTCGCCGTTGTAGTCGCACTCGATCAATTGCTGGTCGAGTTCGTCTTGCATCGCCTGCGAGGTTTTCGAGGCGATTTCCAGTTGTGCCTGCGCTTGTTGCGTTGGGTAGGCCCACTGCAGCGCGCTTTGCATGGCGCTGGGTTGCGGCGCGGCCTGCGGTTGCTGTCCTGGCGTTGCAGGTTGCTGCCCGGATGATGGCGGCTGTCCTTGCTGCTGATTCAATTGATTCAGCGCCTGCGCTTCCTGCAACGCCTGTTGCGTCAGCTTTGGATCAGGCGTCGGCTTCAAGCCCCAATTCCGGTCGTCAGACGGCAGCACCATGTTGGCGACGCGCGCCTCGGCAGCATTGGTCTTTGGTCGCGTGATGTTGACAAATACGGTTGAGCGTTGCGGCTTGGCCTGCTGCTTCGTGACCGGAAAACCGGCCTCCACACTTTCCATCATAGAAGCGGCTTCTTCAGCAGGCCGGTCTCGACCGTTGTATTGGTCGAGGTCTTCCAGCCAGCGTTTCTCTACTTTTGAGGCTTTACGTGCTTCTACCCACTGATCACGGCGGATTGCTAACGATGCGCCAAGGAGTTCAAGGCGATCATCATCGATCGCGTTCATTTCCTCGGCGGTCATGGGGTCGTTCGCTAACGGCTCCCCGGCATCGTCTGCTCCCGCCTGATCGTAGGCACTCGTCATCAGTTATTCCACTCGATTTGCGCGAGGTTGAAATTGATGTCGGTTGTTGCAGTAGCTGCATTGCCGGTAATCGCAACGGTGATCGGCGCGTTCTCGGTCAACGTCAACGTGGTCGGGGCGGTTGGGGCTGCCACCGTCGCCCCAAGTTGCGTGCCGGTATGGAACGCCATCTGGGTGTTGGAGTTTTGAGCGCCGTATTTGACGATCTGCGCTTCCATGATCCAGACCGTGCCGTTACTGGCGGTGACGCCAGACGAGGCAATCGTCGTGCCGCCAACCAAAGCCGAGCCGACAACCGGATTGGTTGCGTTCAGTACGATCTTGATGGTCTTGTTGTTGGCGGTCGCGCCTAACGTGCCGGTCGCAAGAATCGTCGCCATGCGGTTGGTGGCGGACGGAATACTGAGGCCGTCAAACGCATTCGCCGGAATGGTCATCACCGCCAGCACATAATCCGAGCCAGTGGCCGCTGGCTGAGTGGGTGTGGCCGGTGCGGCTGGCAACGCGAGTGCCAGCATGCCGGAGCCTGGAACCACGGTAGACGACGATCCCGCCGCATCATTTGACGTATAAGTCGGCTTGGCGTTCTGTCCTTCGAAGCCGATCAGATTGCCGGCAATGTCGAAAATGGCGTCGATGAAGTATTTACGTTTGACGACTTGGTTGCCACTGGTAGTAAGTGCCATTTCATTTCTCCAAAAAAAATAGGGCCACATGGCCCCAGCACGAAAACCCTCGGATGAGGGGAATTAGTAGCCGACGTCGCTGTAGAGCGGCGCTGCATGAATCTGTTTTGGGATGACGCGTTTTCGCTTCAAAGGCTTGGCGAAGGTCAAGCCCAAGCTGTCTGCCATGTCGGGAGAACGGAATCCACGTTTTTTCATGTCCTCCTTCTTTTCCATCTTCAGGGCGTTGTTGCTGTCGTAGGAATAGCGAATCTGGGTCAAGTCCGCTTGCAATTCGTCAGAGTCAGGAATTGATGCAGGTTGGGCCTCCAGCCATTCCTTCATTTCTCCCCACATCTCGGCCCGCTTGTTGACGTACTTCAAGGCGTCTATCGGGGATTCGCCGCTATTGACCTGCACTATCTCGCATTCACCTTCAGGGACAAGTTCGAGCAAGCGGTCGTAGACGCCAGCTCCCAAGCCGCCAACGTCAATTGCGCATTGATCGGCGCCGACTTCCTTGATGGCCATCCGCACAATGCCGGCAACCTCCATCGTGTTTTTTTTGGTATAGCTGCGTATCCAATGGACGATGCGGCCTTGCCGGAAGGTGATCGATGTTCTGTCAGTACCGAATCTGGCGGGGTCTACTCCAAGGCGCTTCTCGCCGTAGACTTCCGGCTTTTCGGCTTTCCTGGCTTCCATTACTAAGCCAGCGGGGATGTAAGGATCAACGCCTGATACTTGAAAGGCTTCCGCTGCAGTCGCCGGATATTCCTGCTTGAACAGCAAAGGGTCTTTCAGTTCCACGATCTTGGCCCGGCGCCAGACCATTTGAGATAGGTCTAGGTCGTAGGCCTCGCGATAGGCAGATTCTTCAGTGTCCAACCTGAAATTGTGAGGCACTTCTTTCCGGTATTCTGGCTGCCAATACCAAGGAACGAAGATCGCAATGTATTCCGACAATCCTGCTTCAGCGTCTTGCCATTCCTGATGAAAGTAGTTACCTACGCCATTGGCCGTCGATTCCTTGAAAATCTCAGTGCCGTCTTCATCAGGAATAGCCTGGATAATCCCTGCAGCGTGTTGTTGTGCGTTCGGCCAGAACCCGACTTCCGAACCATGGAAGAACTGAACTGTAGAACTGCGCCCGACTGCTTTGTTACCAGCCGTGCCAACCTTGTAGCCAGAGTCGAGCTTATCGAAATGCAGTTCCTTGGCATTCGCCGCGTTGGTGCTGGGCTTGACTAAAGGATGGCAATTCTCGTGATACCGATTGGCGATCTCGAACAGATTGGCCGTGGCATCATCTTCGTGAGTCAGGATGAAGGCACGGACTCCGCGCGTATGCGTCACGCGCCAATAAAATCTGCCCTCTATATAAGTAGAGCATCCCTGCTGCCGGCCTTTTAAAACAATGGCCCGGACTTTGCCGGTCTTCGCCCTTTGCTCTTCTACCCGCTTATGGATGTAGAGCTGGGCTTCGTTCAGTTCCAAGGGAACGATGCTGCCGGCCTTGGTGCGGATTTTTAGACACTTGTCAGCATAGTGGATGAAGTCGTCCTTCAGCCTCTGCCGGATTACCCGCTCGCTTTCATCCATTTCGCTAAGTGGTATTGCTTGCTTTGATATAAACCCGCGATTTCTGGCACTTTTCTAATACCAGCTGACTATTTCAGATCGTCTAAGCACGCTTCGTGCGTCGAAATCGTTGCGTCAATGACCTGCGTCGGCTTGCCGTAGCCGCGATCGATGATGGCTTGCGCCGCAGCCAAGCGCGCCTTCTCGCTCTGGCCTTCCATCATGATTGACTCGATTACAGCAAGGGCGGCTGGCGAGCGCTCCTTACACGCAGCAACCAAGTCGAGTTCCGCCTGCGTTCTCGGTGGCCTTCCGCCAGGGTTGCCGCTTTGCCCCTTGGGGAATGGCTTGCCTGCTCCGCGTGGTTTCTTGGCTGCTTTTTCGCTGTTCTCAGCCAAGTTTTTGACTTTCTTTGCGACCATGCAGATTACCGACCACGCCCACTCTTACGCATCGGCCGCTTGATCTGACCGTTGATGATGCCGTTGGCCTTGGCGTCGATCTTCTGGGCAGCGGATTTACCCATGCGTCCGGAGTTGACAGACTGAGTTGCTCGAGCTTTGGCATTCTTGGCGTGATTCGCGTCCTGCATGGGGAAGCCCTTACTGCCCGGCAGCCCGAAATCGGACTTGGGGAGGGCGTCACGCGCCTTAGCGGTGAGCTTGCCCATCACATGCCAGCTTGACGCTTTTTGTCGCGGGACTTCGCCATTTGATTCCAGGCACTGCGGGCATCAGTCGGAGATAGCATAGCGTTGTCGTCTTGATCATCGCTGTCGTCGCCGGAACCTTGCTGCAGCATTTGGCCGGCAATGGCGAGGGCGTCTTCCACGTTGTCGGCGGTTTGACTGCTGGATTGGCCGTCTTGGCCCGATTGATCGCCGGTCGCGCCTTGCGCGCCGCCAGCGGAACCATCGGCGGATTGGTCTTGATCGTCTTCGTCGCCCTGCTGGTAGATTTGATACGTACCATCAGGCAATGCTGCGATGCAGACCACCAGGCCGGTTTGGTCGCTGGCCGGGTCGCCGGTAGTCGCTCCTTGGGTTGGATCGCCCTGCGTCGGGTCACCTTGGCTCAAAGGAGAAGCGCTGGATTGGCTCATTGGGTTACCTCGGTGGACTGGTGGGTGACTTCAGGAAGCGGGTCGGTGGCGTAGTTGTCTTGAATCGGCACTTGGGCCATGTTGGCGAGCACCGGAAGGTTGTTGCAGATAGTGCCCATCAGCCGATGGCAGGCGTTGGTTTCGTCTGGATCGCCCAAGGTCAGAGCCTCGATTGCCATTTGGCCGTTCGGACGTTGGTACAGGGTGATGCTGGCCATGGCGATGCCAGGCGATGCGTCGGGAGCGTCAGATTGCACGGCTTCGGAATGAATGATTTGGCCGCTCATGTCAGACCTTCCCGTCGATGACGCCAGTACCAGAGCCGAACGGACTGTCTTTGGCGACTAGGCCGGAATCGGGGACGGTTTTCACCGGGGAGCCTTGTTTGCCGATTCCCTTGCCGTCATCCTTCGGGATGTCGCGGCCCATCGTGGATTTGCCGGGTGGAACGGGGACTTTGGTGTTATAGCCTTGGTCTTTCGCCATCATTTACTCCAATTTGTAAAAAAAACCCCGCCACCTCGCGTAAAGGATGGCGGGCAAAATCCATGATTGAGTATCACGGAGGGAGACGCTGAAAATTCGGTCCCAGCAAGGAGCCTGCTGCGCTCATGGGGATTTACCGCCATCACGGCGGGAGAAGCCTACTTCGCCAAGTCGGTGCGCAACTTGGCGTCACGCTCGGCGTCGATTAAATCCATTCCCAGCTCGCGGCGGATGGTTTTCGTGTCCGGCAATGGCTTGCGGTGCGCTGCGCGGTCGTCTAGCCAGTGCTTGACCGCTTCCTTGGTCGGCTGCTTCGGCTTGTCCATCGCGCACCTCGCGGGGCCAGGGTGAGATTATTCACTGAAATAATATAAGTTTTTGCGAAATAAATCTTGCTTTTACTTATATTTTGACTTATAATTACTCACATGAACTCGATTAAATGGTCAACCAAGGCAATCAAGCAACTGCTCAAGATCAATAAGTCCGAGCAGGTGAAGATCAAGAATGCCGCCGAAGAACTGGCAACGATGCCGGAAACTCGCAACGTCAAAGCACTGACCAACCACAAATTCCAATATCGCCTGCGCGTCGGTAACTATCGAGTGTTTTTCAATTTTGACGGTGCAATTAACATCGTCTATATAGAGGAAGTGAGGAAGCGCGATGAACGCACCTACTAATATCCAAGTCATCAACGACCAAGACGGCAAGCCGGCCTTTGTCGTGATTCCCTACGCTGATTACGCAAAATCGCAAGAAAAGCTCGGCGATACATACGTACCGCATGAAGTCGTTTCGCTAATGGTCGACAACGACTGGACTATCACGCGTGCCTGGCGGGAGCATCTGGGAATTACCCAGGCCGACATTTCGGAACGGCTCGGCATCAGCCAACCGGCGTATTCTCAGCAGGAGGCATCTCCGAATATCCGGAAGGCGACCCGCGCGAAAATCGCGGAGGCACTCGGCATCACGCCTGAGCAGCTTGACGTCTGACCGTGCGATCGGCTTCTGAAATGCAAAACCCACCGCAATGGGTGGGTTCTATATAGAAGAGGTAGAAAAGCCCTCTCGCCTTTTGAGAGAGGCTGCGCAGGCCAAGCAGACGGTGATCGTTACGTCTGCCCTCAAAAGGCGACAGGGTTCTCCTGTCAAAACGCTAGAGGCAACTTGGGTATCAAGCTTCTCGGATTAAGGATTCCGCGCCCGGCTTTCGCCCAAATTATGCCAGCAGGCCGACTTGCGTCAGAGTCCAGCACTGACGGCATGCTAGCATGCCACATTCACTATTGCAAGCGATTTTTACAACTCCATATCATCAGCCAGTTTCCGCATAGCGTTACCAGCCGCCATGCGTACAAAATCATTCAAGGTCTCGACCATATCCTCTACCTGCTTAATGCATCGGCGGTCAGCAGATACTTTGAGCGTCCCGCGTCCGTCGCAAACCCTGCAGGGATCGTCTGAAAGGATCGGGGCACCGAAGATCGGCAAGTGCCCCTTTCCGGAACAAGCCGGGCAAACGTCGTTCAGAAAATGATCGAGCGATACCTTCGCCACAATAGGAGCGAGGATATGGCTGGGCCATTTTCTGGTGACCGCTTTGCCTGCGACAATCTTTATCCAGCTTTCCAACAAGTGGTTATAGCTGGTGGCGTCATTGGCGTATTTGACGCGGAACAGCAGATTGCCGATAGCATTGATGTCGGCACCACCGGACAATGCGACGGCGGCGAGCGGCTCGGTGTTGTGGTGCAGCTCGTCGTCCATTAAATTGCTGGACTGCGTGGCGCGTGCGTATTTCCCGATAATTCCCATATCCCTCCCCTAATCCTTCTTGATTCTGAAAAACTCGCACCGCTTGCCGTAATCCTTCCCCTTCCCGCAGAACTCGCCACGCTTACCTGGCCTGCTGTACAAGCACCGCCCACAGGCCGCTTCCGATTGCAGCTTGACGACCTTGGACGGGTCGCCGTAGTGATTGGACGGCAGTGCGCGGCTCGGCTCAGGTTTCAGGCGCGCGCCTACCGTGTGGATTTCGAGCAGGTCGACTTCAGTCATCGTCGCGATCCCAGTCCGGCTTGTCGTACCGATTAAAGTCGTCGTAGTCGGCGCACCATGCCGCGCCAAGCACGAGTGCCACAGCAATCCCAATCACGAGCCAAGTCATGCTTCCTCCTCCCGTATAGCGGCGTCGATGGTGCGGCATAGCCAGTCATGCGCTGCATCTCCCGCGATTCTTGATTCGTAATGCATATGGATGACCACGTCATCCGGTCCATCGGAAACAAGCGTGCTTGAAACGTATCCGGTTACCAGTTTCTCCGCATTCCGCGCCGCTTCAAGTTTCACCTTCAGATCAGCCTGCATACTGAGCAGAATTTCCTCTTGCTCTTGTGCTGTTGCAAGCTGCGCTTTGAGGTCGGCGATTTCGGTGTTGCGGGATTCGATCATTCCGATAATCTCAAGCATTTCTCTTGCAAATTTTGTTTCGCCGCAATGTGCCAAAATAAAATTGCACAATGCGCGGATTTCTTGAATGTCCACCGTCATGCCGCCTCCTGATAAACTTGGCCCGCATCCACGCGCAGGCGCACTTCGATCAATGCTTCCCGGATTTCCTGCTTGGTGGCGTGTTCGATTTGCAACTCATGCGCCGAAAACGCCTCTTTGATCGCCTGGATTGCATCGCCGTCGAATCCCCATTTCCCGGTGCGCGTAGCCCGTATGCGCGCCCTGAATGCGCCATCAAGTGCGGCAGTGAACTGAGGAAGGTATTCCGGGCCGATGCCGCGCTCTGCCAGCACCATGGCGATGTTTAGGCTGGCGACACACGTGCTCCACTGTTGCTCATCCGCCGCGCCAGTAAGCATGGCTTGGAATGCGAGACGAAAGGCTATCGACAGGTCGGCAATCTGGTCGTCGGTCATTGGCAGAGCGTCAGAGGCTGCGTCGTGCTTGGCCTGGATGGCGAATAGGCCGCCAACCGCAGAAACGGCGCGCGGCCGGTATTTCTTGTGCTTGCGGTTGGTGGCCATGGCGATGCTTACGCAGCGAGTTTTTCGGCTTGCTGCTTTTGATACGGCATCCACTCGCAGTAATAGCCGCCATCCGGAACAGGATTGTCGTCTTGAACCAAGAGCACCGAGGTGCGCGAAGTCGAAACACCGTTCGCGTCGAACACGGCGAGATTCACACAAGTGTCAGACCAGACATGCGCCACGATTGCGGCCAAAGGTTGCCCATCGCCTTTGGCTAAGGATAGATCGCTGAGCGAAGGGTGGAACCATACGACACGGCCGATTGAAGGCTTAATCATTTCTTTCTCCTAGTTGTACTGCGTTGAAAAACTCAATGCTTATATCCCCATGTCACCGTCGCTGTAATCGCCAGAGCAGAAAGCCAATAACAGACATCAACCCATTTGCAATTGATCGCCCAGCGACTGGCGTTCAAAAAGTAGAGCGTCATAATCAGGTAGTTGAAAAACTTCGGGTCAAGGAGGATCTTCATTTGTCGAGCATCCCAGACCGGCGCGGGTAGTCGGTAAATTTCAAAGAACTTCGGTCGTACCAAAGTTTGATGCGCCCTTCCCATTCCCCGTTGCGGGACTTATCGCAAATCAATACAGAGTCCGGGTCGGCGTCATTGACTGCCTCGCCGGCGTCGCGGTTGCGCTCTTTTTTCTTGTTGCGCCACACCAGCAGGACGTTATCGACCAGATCGGAAATAGCTCCGGTTCCGCTGATGTCTAGCCGTGTCGGCATGCGGTCATCCGAGTCGCCTTTTTTGAGATGGGCTACCAGGTGGATATGCGTGTTGTAGTCCCGCGCCGCAGCGGTCAATTGGTCGACGAAATCCTTCTGCGCGTTGTAGTCGTCGGTTCCGCGTACGCACTTCATGAGGCTGTCGATCGCAATATGCTGGCATCCCAGCTTCTCCGCGCAGTGCTTGATGACAGCAATCATGCGCTCCGGCCTCACCGTCCCTTGCTGGTCATAGAGCCACAAGCGCCCATTGTTCCGGCCCAGGAATGCCGCTACCTGCTCTTTCGTCGGCGTCCGGTGCCCGAAAATCTGCCGGGTAATCCGCGCAATCGTTTTGGCAGGTTTCATCTCGAAGCTAGCGATGCAGACGTTTTTCCCCTGCTCGGCAAAATCCGCAAGTACCTGGCCCTGCAGCATGGATTTACCAGAACCGTTAAAGCCACCCCAAATCGTCACCTCTGCCGGCGCGAAATACAGCCAGAAATTCGCAAACGGCATCTTTGGGTGTTCCGGCGTCTCCTCGATAGGAGAGAGGACATGCATCACCTCGTCCAGATATTCAATCGCCGGACGCACTTTCTCGCCAGGATCGGTTTCGGCAAGGTAATGCGAAAAATCTATGTCGTCCGGGGCTAAAATCTCAAGCATGTGACCTCCAGTTTCCGCGTTCCCAAATCATGATTTCCCGCCCTTCCCGGATACAGCAGGCCGTAATCCGTAACGGTCTTGCCTCGGTCATTTTCTCCAGAAAATCCAGCAATCCATCGGACCAGGACGGACTGCAAACAACCGTGTTCACACCGACGATGAACCGGAGGTCGTGGCGCATGCTCACTTCGCTTTGCTCGACAAAAACAGTCGGGAAAAGCTGGTAATCGAGCGCTCTCTCAGGTTTTTCAAACTCGAACCTCGCCGGTATTTTCTCGAAGCCAATGTCGAAGAAAATTGTTGAGGGCTTGTGGCCACTTTTCCGGGCTTGCAGGATTTGGCGATGGCCCTCCATCACTGCTCCCAGACCGGTTTTGCAGAGGGTGCATCACCATCCAGCCAGCCCTTGTCACGCAGCCAGCTTGCAGGGTACGGGATGAATTTCCCGCCACTTTCCGCCCATTCTCTCGAAGTCTTGGCACGCTGTACGGCTTGCAAAATCGTGTCTGCAAGGTGCTCGTTCGGTTTGAGGGTCTTCCAGGCTTTTTCTGCATCGCCCTTGGATTTTTTTTTGGGATAGGCTTCCCAAAAGTTTTCAAACGCTCGCGTCATCGACGCGTGCATATTCCCTTCCCTTCCCTTCCCTTCCCCTTGATCTGGAAAAAGTGGCGTGATGGACGCGTCATTCACGCGTGCCTCTCGCGTGGAAAGTGGCTCCAGTATTGACTCTGGCGTCATTTCAGGCAAAACCGATGCCAATTCTTTGTTGTTGATGCTTTGGTGCTTATCCCAGCTCGGAATGCACCCATAAACCTTGCCATTTATCTCGTATCTAACAACAAAACCACGCGTCAACAACGCGTCAAGCACGCGTGAAAAATCAACCTCGTCATAAGGAAGCGCATCAAGTTTCAACGTGCGCGGCTCCCATATAAAGCGGCCTTCCCTATCTGCCGAAGTCCAAAGCCCAGCGAAGGCGACGCGTAAAGGCAACTCAGTTTCTATTTCTGCCTCGTACAAGCCAACGTGCCTAAAGAAGTCAGGCTTGATTGTTCTTATTCTTGCCACTCTTCAACTCCTTCATTTCCTTTTTCGCCCAAGCCTCGATCACCAGGTAGTCTTCCCTGCGATACCGGCGTGTCTCGTTATCGGACAGCAGTTCATCCACGAAAGCGTCGCCCTGAGAAATGCGCAGACGTCTTTCGTATTCCTGTGAGTTCCCGCTTAACTGGTGATTACAGTGCTTGCATTGACCCCAGATATTCCTCAGATCCATTTCCAGATGCTTGGCGCTGCCAACAGACCTGAAGTGGCCTGCGTCATAATCACCGCCTGGCTTACCCGTATTCCGCAAGATCGTGTCGCAGCTTGCGCATGGCTTGCCCTCGTCGCGAGTGCGAACAAATAAGTGAAGAGCTTTCTTCGCCTTCGCCTTGAACCATTTCAAAGGTTTTATTTCGATCAACTTTTGTTTGGTCGCGATGCGGTCGCGCTTGGCTTCTGCCGCAAGCTTTTTAGCAGCGCTCTTTTCAGTCAGCGCAATGATGCAGGCCGGCGAACAAGCAATATGCCGTGCCGACTTGCGCTCAAATGGCGCTTTGCAGTGGCGGCATTTGCCCATGATCGGGGCTGAGGTCTTCGCCGGCCGTGTTGCGCGTAGTGGTGTGCGCTTCATGGGTTTCGTTGAAGGTGCGAGTGAGGAACGTTTCACGCAGCCTCCGGCATCTTCAAAATCTTAATGCCACGGGAAATTCCGTACGCTATAGTGATGTAGCCTTTTTCCCTCAAAAGCCGCAAATGACAAGCGGCGCTATTCTGCGAAGTCCATTTGAAAAAATTGCAAATCTCAACTAGAGACGGGGGAAACCCCTCGGCTTGGACATGCTGATTTACGAAATTCAGCACCGCCAATTGCTTTGACGTTAGCTTCGTCGTTGAGCGGCGTGTCATGCGGCCCTCGCAATTTCGCTGGGCGATGCCGAGAACTGATCTACATGACACCATGTTTTACCGGTAACGATGTAATGGACGTTCGATTCGGTAATGCCAAAACGAGCACCAATGTTCTTTAGTGTTTCGCCGCCTGCGCGCAATTGCCTTATTTCGACAACATTTTTTGCGGTTAGCTTTGATTCTGGATGTGCCTCCTCACCTTGAGCAATTCCAATGGCACGCCCCTTACTCATCATGTCTCGCATATTTTCTTTGGGAGATCCGAGAAATAAATGCTCAGGATTTACGCAAGAAGGGTTGTCGCATTTATGGCATACAAATTTTCCCTCCTGAATTTCCCCGCTGAAAAGTAAGTAAGAGGCGCAATGCGCGCCCATGTATCTACTGTTCATGTAGAAATTTCCGTAACCAGTAGGCTTTTTTGCGCCAACCCATTGCCAGCAACCCGAAGGCTCTTTCTTGACGTGCCGCCAAAATCGAATTAGAGGGTCCGTAGGCTTCATGCAAACTCCTGTAAGTTTTTTGGATTTGCACTAAAGCGAACGCCAATCCCAGCGCCATAAGCCTCAACGGCTTGGATGTATTCTGAAAAACAACGTCGCTCAAGAAAAGTCGTGGAAATAGTCACAGGCTGACCGGATGGAGATTCAATCCACTTTGAGCGCAGTTCGCCCTCTTTGGTCGTGATAACTTCAGGCATGAGATTTTGGCGAGCATATTCATGCCAAACCTCTTTGGAATATTTTTTCCCTAAAACCACAGCCTGCTCAGCAATCTCACCGAGGCGCATCCAATACAATCCATTCGCGTCTAGGCCGCGCTGCTTCTGTTCCTCGCGCACCACCAGTTCGAGTGGCTTGTCTGGATCGAGCGGGACGTTTTGCAGCGCAGCCAAGGCGCGCTTGAGAACATCGCTGCCGGAAAGCAGAAACTTGCGTGTTTGGAACTTGCCGCGCGACTCGGCGCTGTTGATGGTCAGGGCAGTCACGCCTCCAGCCTCCGGTACTGGTCATCGACGCCTACCGTCTTGAAATGGACCTCGCGCGCATCGCAACCAGGGCGCGTACCTTGCGTTGACGGAATGTGTTTTGCCGACAAGGGGCGGAACACGGGAGGCGTGCGCGGCGGTACGACATCCGGCCGGACCTTCTTCGCTTCGGTCTCTGCGCGGTCTTCCAGCCATGCGGCGATCTCTGGCGCCAGGCTGTATTTGCCATCCCGTTCGATCAACTTGCCTTCACTGAGCATCGATGCCAGTGCCTGGCGCAGCGCATAGCCTTGTCGACTTCCTACGGGGTAGAGCTGGTAGATTTCATCGAACGAGAGCGACGTGCCGCTCTTGCGGATGTGTTCGCAGATGATGATGCGGTTAGGCTGGCGAAGTTGGGCGGTCACGTTGTCTCCCTATTGAAAGAGTTGTTGTTGTCCTACTGCTGGCAGTCCGACTGGGCGAACGGTGATACCTGAACGCTTGTCTTTGCGGTGCTTGCATGCAACCAAATTGCCGGTTTCCAGCAATTCGAAAATCCGTGCTGAAGCAGTTGATTTTTCCAACCCAAGCGCATGCGCAATCTCACCAATTGACCAGTCGCCGCCGCGCTCAGTAATGAATGCAACGATGCACTGACACTGCGCCGAAGCCTTACCGCAGGCGACGTGCGAGTGGTAAGCCTCGATACTCGTGCTGGTGGCGAGGGTTTTCATGCTGCAGGCGCGGCCGATGTGCGCGGCGTAGCGCGACGATCACGAACACGGCGCTCAATAGCACCCATGGCAATGCCGTAGTTGTAGGTAACGGAGCTGGCTTTTCTGCGGTCGTTGCTTTGGTTTGCGATGGTTTTCATACGATCCCCGCAGCATTCAGCGCACGCTTAAGTTCGGCAAATCGGTCCACCACATCGGACATGGCCGCGTCGTTCTTTACTTTTTTATCGGAGAGGAATTTCTCCACCAAGTAGTAGACAGCGGTGAAATCTTTGGATTTCTCCAGGTAGCGCTCCAAGCTATCCACGGAAAAATGGCGCGAGGCATCGCCGCTCAACTCCACCGACAAATTGCCTGGAGCTTTATCGAGATCGAGCGCCACGTTCCCAAGGCCACGACGATATACGCCAGTCGCAATACACTCACGCAAGCTGCCGTAGCGCTCCACCAATCCAGGCTCGAAATCCAAGGTCAACTGCTCGTTTGGCATCGTTAGGGCTGCTTGCCTGATAACTCTTGATAACATGTTGTATCCCTCGTTATCGCTGCTTATCGTTTCAATCCGACAAAATGGGCACATGGAAAAGTGCCCCTCAAAAAATCAACGTTTGGGTGTTGCTGCAGTGGTGCTGCTAGAAGCTCGTGGCATGACTTGCACAGCTGCGGCGCAGGCATCACAAATCGCGCGGCTGGATTTCAATTCGTGTACATCGCCAACTGGCGCGTTGCAGTGCGAACAGGTGGTTTCTTCTTGGTGCTGCATCGTTCTTCTCCTGCTTATTTGGTGGGAGTCGCAGTCTGGTACAGTGGCAGTTCCTCAACCATCACTTTCCAGAAAGGACTCCCATGAACAACGGGGACGCAATAAGAAGCGCTATCTCAATCGTGAATGCCGCGCTTTAAAACAACTCAATCAAACTGCTCGGCCCAGATACACCAGCACAAGACCACGCAATACTGGGTTCGGCAGACGCTACTTACTTGGCTTCCCTTTTGACCGACTTGACTGCTGGGCTGGAGAAACTTGGACAGTAGGCTTCCAATCCCTATATGCGGCTTGGGCCTCAGCGAAGGCTTCGGCCGCAGCTCTTGCGATAGGCTTAATGTTTCCTGCAAAATCACCGCGAGCTATTGCGGTGATAATTGCCTGCGAAATAACATCCTCAACAGTCACGCTCATGCCGCCTCCTTGGTGTGATCGCCACCGCTTGCGGTCGGCTTCTTTGGGTCTTGTCGGAATCCGGGCTTTTCCGTTTCCCTTATCTTTTCTTCGTCGGGGTGGGAGCGGTTTTGGTGTGGGTGATCTGCTTGAGGCGAGGTCGAGCGGACATACGCCCAATCAACCTTTTCGTTCAGTTCCTCGCACGTCACGCCGGTCAATTTTTCAACTTCAGGACAATATTCGGCGGGGACGCCATTCAGTCGCCACTGCTGCACCACCTGGTAATGAACGTGCATGGCTTCGGCAAATGCCCGCAAGGTTGGGAATTGCGAAATTGCTCGGTTTAGTGCTTCGGTTGAATTTGGTTTGTCCATTCGCTCATCATACTAGAAAAACTAGCAAAGACAAGATAAAAATGTATGGACGCTAGAATTTCTTGTGCGCATAGTTCGCCCATGGAAGAATTTCGACACCGACTGTTGAGGCGCAGGCTTAAATGCAGCTACGAAAGCCAGCAGGCTTTAGCCAGTGCTGTTGGCGTTGCTTGGCAAACTATTCAGCAATGGGAAAATGGCAAGACGGCACCAAATCGCAACCGCATTAAAAAGGTTGCCGAGGTGCTTAGAACGACGTCTGAATGGCTGCTATACGGAAAGGGGGATGAGGAATCGAGCGGCCATCCTAGCGATCCGAGAAACGATGATCCAGTCGCAGAGGCGGCTTACGATGAAATCGCAAAATTAATCAATTTATACCGCTGGTCTGACTTGGATGGCAGAGCGAGAATTATGGAAATCGCCAATATAGTGCCAAAGCTACCGGGCTTCCGTATTGTCAGAGCGATTAAAAACCAGTCTAAGTGATGGCTCGGATCGGACTTTTAATGCGGCGTAGTGCTGCGCTACGCGCACGATGAAATCTCGGTCAGATTGTTTTTCAATGCGCTCAAACAAGTCAAGTAGGAGCTGCGCTTCCTGTGGCCGAGTCATTGTCCCCCTCCATTTTATGGGCGCTCATGTGGTTCAGACATCGTAGTCGTCGGGGAACAAAAGCACTGGATGAAAACACAGTATATCCAAGATTTTGGATTTATGCGGCCCTCCGAATATTAATTTTATTAACAAAAAAGCATCTACATTTGCAAAGTATCGTTTTTTATTGATCACCAAATTGAAGAAAAACGCCACTAAGTCGCGTCTATTCTATTTTTTGCTATATAGCACCCGAGATTTTTGGTGCATGGCACTCCTTTACAAGACGCAGGTAATTGAAGCTGCGCTGGAGTAGCCGCAATCCGTCAATGGGGAAGCATTAACCTGGAGGAGAGATGAAAACCTTTAAGATTGCAACTCTTGTTTTGGCATCTTTGTTGGTAGCATGTGGTGGTGGGGGTGGCGGCGCAAGCGATCCGCCAGCACAAAATGCGGCACCACCAGCAGTCGTAACGGTTCCGTTAGAAACCGCCATGAAAAATATCGCCACGCTGGGCTTAAGTGGCAGCTTTACGATTACCGGCTGGATCAACAACAGCACACCGAGCAGTCCGCAGCCCAATACGACGATCACCGGCACCGGAACGATCTCGGTCGGCGTCGCAACAACTAAAGCCACAAGTTCGGATGGCAGGCCAGTAATTGGGGCTGCGGAAGTCATCACTGGCACCCTCAATGAAGGCGGATCGACGGCCCCTCTTTCATCACTGAGTACCGTCTACTATGACACATCCAACTATGCGCCCGCCTATCTGACATCTATTGGAATCGACATATCCGCCTTCACAGTCCCCGCCACTGTGACCACTGGCGCAACCGGCCAATTTGGGGCATCTAGCAACGGATATTTAACGCAGTCCTATACCGTCAAGGCAGACGGTAGCAGCTCCACAACCGTATTATTCACTGTCATCCAGCAATACAATAATCCTGTCGCTGGAATCGGCTCGCAAGGCCAGACAGTCTACAGAATCGATACGGCGGGCAACGTTTCCCTAGTCTCCATCATATCCTCCCAGCTTTATCTCAATCAGATATTCAAAACGCTTACATTCACTTTCTGAGCGCTTTCATTTGATCTTCAATAGCCGGCCTTGAGCCGGCTTTCTTTTTTCCACGAGTCGAAATACAGGTTTTGCCGAGATTCGAAATTCTTTGCTAGTTTTTCTTGTCTTACTAGTTTTTATAGTATATGATGGTTTTTATCAGCAGCAAAACCGACCGCCCAACAGGAGCAAGCCATGAACGCAGCAGACCGCAAGGAAATCGCCAAGGCCAAAGCAACCGCCGCAAGTGCGCCTGGCTATGCCGCCTCAACGCTCGCAGCGCTGCATCGGATGCTTGGTAAGCGTGATCAAGCTGAAGTCGAGCGCGTGGTGAATGACCTCGGCTTGAGCAGCAAGGTTCGCATGTTGAACGGCTGTCTTGTAACTGTTTAAGAGAAAAACCGACCGCCCAAGCCCCGCAAGCACGACCCAGCGGCGCGACAAAGCGGGTAGAGGCCACGGCAAAGCCTCAGATTTCGCGTCACTGCTCTGAAAGCCATGCGTGCGAGTAGGTCGTTAGGCGCAACAGCTTATTGGGAGGTTCCTGGTGGGCTGGCGACGTGGAAGCCGTCGCTGAAACGATTGACGTAGCGCGTCAATTCCCGGATGGCGTAACCGGGGCCAATTACAAAACCAATGGTTCGAGGCAAATGAAAAAAATCACCTCTATCAGCAAAGAGCAGATTGCTAAATTCAGCGATTGGACGAAGAAGTGGGTCGAGATTGGCCTGTCTACAGAGCATGCCGATTTCGACCTGGCGACCGATGCTGCACTGCGCGCCTACAAGGCATGCAACCTCAATAAGCCGATGATCATTCTCCGCATGGAGTCGCCATACGGCGCAACCGTTGGCGGTGCCATCGCATTCGAAATGCTGAAGGCCATGAACGCCGAAGGCGTCTGGTCGCAGGTCGAGTCGCAGGTCGAGTCGCAGGTCTGGTCGCAGGTCGGGTCGCAGGTCTGGTCGCAGGTCGAGTCGCAGGTCGA